GAACCTTCAATACCACATAACAGGACTTATTATTAATGGAATTCGAAAGATACGAAGATGTAATTGATGCCTTTGAGATAGACAACATGGGCTATGAAACTTTAACTGATTATATCAAAGGCAATAATATTAGAATAGCAGAAATAGATATGAGCCCAATGGGTGATTTAGCAAAAGCATTTAACAAAAAAGATGGTGGTCTTATGGTTGCTGTACAAAAATTTAATCAAGGTGGAAAAGCTTATGATCCAAGAGCAAGTGTTGAAGATATGGCAAAAGCTATAAAAACTTCTTCAGCAGGTACTGACAATCAAAAATTAAGAATGTTAATGGATTATAGTATGAGTGCGAACCCTCAAGCAACTCCTCAAACTGTAATGGCTAATCAAGGAAAAATGGAAAAACTTTTAGGTTTACAAACTAATCCTAATTTTAATTATATGAAACCTAGTGGTCCAGCACTGATTATGCCTCCAATGGAATCAACAGGATTTAGACAAGACCCAGGTTATTTTGGTAATGAAGGAATTATGATAAATGGTAAAAGATATATGTCAGAAGATGAAGCAATAGAAGATATGGGGATAGAAACTTATAATAGATTTATGGCTAAAGGTGGAATGGCTGGTGGCAAAACTTATCATCAATACCACGATCAATTTGTACCACCAGATTCAGAATCTGAGATGTACGCGAACGGCGGTGGAGTTGGTTCGATGATGCAACCTAAAAAGAAAAATTTTAAAATGCAAGGTGGTGTTAGAAATTACTTAGGAAATCAAAAACAAGTTAAGGCCCCTTTAAAATGGCAGTCAAGTCCAGATCATCCAACAACAGAATTAGCTTACATTACAAAAAAAGAAAAAGATTTACTTGTTAAATCAGATTTACACGGTTCATTAAAAGGTAAAGTTAATAGAGGTCCATCAGGCATTATAAGTTTAAATGGTTTTGGATCAAGAGATTCAAGTCAAAATGTAGGTGGAGGAGATATTAGTTCTGCTGAAACAGGTGGAGGAAGATCTGGTATGTCACAAAGGGATGCTAATGATTTTAGAGCTGCAGCAATAAACGCTGGAGCAGGTCAAAGAGTTAACCCAGGTTTTTTTGATAGCCGAACTAATTTAACTAAAGCAGAATTAGACTTAGCTAAAGCATACAGAAATGATCCTGCTAATATATTTGCTAATCAAGCATATAAAAATACTGGACAAACTGGACTTAGAGGTTTTATTAGTGGAGGAGGAATTTTAGGAGCTTTAGTAAGAGGTCTTGGACAAAAATTTGGTTTAGGTAAAAAAGCAGGCGAAGCAACTTATGATATGTCTGAGTTTAATAATTTACGAAACGTAGATGGAGAAGTAATTGATACAACGGGTTTAGAATTAGATAAAGGTATGTTTGGGTTTCCAGTAAACACAAATGTTACTAATCAAAAACCAAAAGCAAATATTATAGGTAAAAATTTAAATGATTTTCAATTAGGTAATCCTGGTAAGTATGCAACTGCGGATGCTTTAACGGAAGCTAATATGGCAGACTATCAAACTAGTTTAGTAGATGAGTTTACACCATACGGAATAGACCGAACAAATTTATATGAAGATTTTGCTGACAACAGAGATTTAATTTCTGAAACTGCAACATCACCTCAGTTTAATACAAGTTTAATAAATGAGTTTGGAGTTAAAGACAGAGGTACTTTTGATGCTAATGAAGGTTTACAATTTGGTTCTATTCCAGCAACTGCAGACCAAGGTTTTGGTTTAATGAATTCTGATGCTGCTAAAGCTGCAGCGATGTCTGTTATGAGTAATGCATTTAATCAAAACGTAAATCCTGCAACGAGTGATATGGGTTTTCCAGATAGAAATATGAATTTCCCTGATACAGGTATGTTAGTTGCAGACGCTTCTAAAAATAACAATCTACAAACGTTAGAAAATATTATTAACAAAGATATGTTTGAGAAAAATTTAGAACCAGCAATAGAGAATCAAAATCAAAAAAATCAAAGATTAGAAGAGTTACAAAAAGAACTTGGAATAATAACATAGGTTAAACTATGGCTAAAAAAGCTCCTTCAGGATATTTCTACAATGCTCAAGGTCTTCTAGTAAAAAAATTAGACGCAGCAACTATAAAAGCAATCAAAGCAAGATTTCCAAACAAAACATTTGACTTTAATACATTTAAATATGGTGTTCCTCAATCTGATCCTATAATTGATCAATTAAGAAATATGAATCCTGAAAGAACAGATGTAATTAAAAAAAGAAGATCCAAAGAAGATTACAAAGCTAAAAGAAGATTAGAAGAGGCAAATAAAAAAGCTAAAGGAACTAATTACTATGAAAAAAATAAAGAAAAAATTTTAAAAAAAGCAAAAGATAAATATCGAAGTAGTGAAACTGTAGGAGATACAGGTAAAACTTTAAAACAACAAATTAAAGAAAGAAATATTGAAGCTTTAATAAAAAAACAAAATACTCAAGGTGTTTTTCCAACAGGTTATACAACTGGTAAAAATAGAGTAGGTTTTTATAAACCAGAGTTAGCGCTATGGAGAGACTTGTATAGATCTTCACAATCACCGGGACAAAGTAGATGGACTCTTCCTAAAAGGTTTATGGATAATTTACCTACTAATGAATTAGGTAAAAAAGCTTGGGGTTTAAATAATTATTATAAAAATATAAAATTTATAGATAATAAGACAGGTGATATAATTAAATTAGATGGCACTATTAAAGGTCCTGGTAAAACTTTACAAACTTATCTTAATACAACTATTGCTAAAGAAACAAAAAATAAAAACGTTTTTAAAAAAGCTATAGATAGCTATGATCTTAAAAATAAAATTAAAGATATAGAAATAAAATATAAAGGCGACAAACAAAGAATAGGAAATGTTTTATCTAATGTAGCATCGGATAAAACAGGATCTAATATTTTAAGTGTGTTTGAAGTTCATCATCCTAAAGGAATTAAAAATAATTGGTGGGAATCAGAAGTAGCATTTAGAGATGCTAACAGAGAATTAAATTTTATAGATAAAAAATTACAACGAGATTATAAAAATGCACCTAATGCATTAGCTAAAGAAAAACTTTTAAAAGAAACTGCAAAAGAAGTTGATAAACTCCCTGGTGGAATTACTTATTTCTTTGAAGATCAAAGAATAGGTAGTCAATCACCAACTACAGAGTCTATTTTAAAAGGTGCTGCAGGTACTTATAAAGATGCTTCTTTAACTAGATCTGTAAATAATTTAATTGCTAGCACCGAAGAACTTCCAAAAGCTACTCAATTAAAAATTTGTAAATTTTTTTCTAACGGCGGTTTGCCAGGAGATTGTAAACAAGCTATTAAAAAAAATCCAGAAAAAGCAGCAAAGATTTTATCTGAAGCACCAGTAACAAGTGCAGCTATGAACAATGTAAAAAAAGACTCACAAAAACTTATTCGTTTATTTGAAACAGGAGCAGTTACTACAGCTAACAAAATTCCCCAACCTCCTGTTAAATCAGAAGTAGAAAATATTAGAGTTGTTAATGAATTTATGCAAAGAAATCCAAGAGCAGATATAAAATATAATACAGACGCTGGTACATTTGTTAATACAAAAACTAATACAATAGATAATAACTTTAATGCTAAAGATTTTGCAGAAAAAAATCCAGTAGAAGTAAAAGCTGGAACAGAAGATGCATTAAAACCTATCAAAGGTAATTTATTAAAAACTGTTGGTAAATCTTTAGCCTATGTCGGCGCTCCACTGCCAACTGCTCTTATAGATACTTATTTTATCGGTAAACAAATTGCAGAAGATAGATCTGCAGCAGAAATTGCTAAAGATCCGTTGAACTGGTTAGGGTTAGCTACGATGTCAACACTATCAAATATTTCAGGAGTTACAAAACCAGGCAAAGTAAATGCAGCATTAAGATTAGGAATGAGTCCAGGATTAATTAGAGGTGTCAGTAGATTTGCAGGTATACCAGGACTCGCGATTAGTACAGCGTTGACTGCGTATGACCAATACAACAAATACAAAAACGAAGAAGGACTAATATACAATTTGTTCAATGATAAGGCGAAGGCTGTTTAATTGACAGAGTTTAAAACAACTGATACAACCCGATAAGGTGTTGAATCAATAGAAAATAGGGGATAGAATAGCTTATGGCTACAATAGATAAAAGTTTACCAAATACAAAAACAGAAATAGAAATTCCAGGAGAAGAAGTTCTTATTGGAGCACAGGAAGAAACTATTGAAAATGAAAAAGGTAAAGAAACAGATATTACCATGGAAGAAGATGGTAGTGCTACCGTCAACTTTGATCCAAAAGCTGCAACTCCAGAAGGTGGTGAAGATCACTTTGAAAACTTAGCAGAATTTTTAGACGACAACGTTTTAGATCCATTAGCGTCAGAGTTAATGGACAAATACAAAGATTACAAACAATCAAGACAAGAATGGGTAGAAAGTTATAGAGAAGGATTAAATCTTTTAGGATTTAAATATATAACTAGAACAGAACCATTTAGAGGTGCATCCTCAGTTACTCACCCAGTATTAGCAGAAGCTGTTACACAGTTTCAAGCACAAGCTTACAAAGAATTATTACCTGCAGAAGGTCCGGTTAGAACTCAGATATTAGGAAATGTAGATGTTCCTAAAGAAGAGCAATCTAAACGTGTTAAAGATTTTATGAACTATCAAATTATGGATCAGATGAAAGAATATGAACCAGAGTTTGATCAAATGCTTTTCTATCTACCCCTCAGCGGTTCTACTTTTAAGAAAGTCTATTATGATGATCTGTTAGGTAGAGCCGTTTCAAAATTCGTACCAGCTGAAGATCTGGTCGTTCCGTACTCTGCTACCTCATTAGAAGATGCGGAAGCTGTCATCCATGTTCTACGTATTTCACAAAATGATTTACGTAAACAACAAATCAATGGCTTCTACAGAGACATTGATTTGGGTGAACCGCCTTTACAACAAGATCAACTTAAACAAAAAGAATTAGAGTTAGAAGGTATTCAACAAAACGGTACAGAAGATATGTACACAGTTTTAGAAATGCATGTTAATTTAGATTTAGATGGCTATGAAGATGTTAACCCAGAAGATGATGAACCTACTGGAATTAAATTACCTTACATTGTAACTTTAGATGAAGCGAATGCAAAAGTTTTATCTATTAGAAGAAATTACGAAGCAGGTGATGTATTAAAAACTAAAAAAGATTATTTTGTACATTTTAAATTTTTACCAGGTTTAGGTTTTTATGGTTTAGGTTTAATTCATATGATTGGTGGCCTAAGTAGAACTGCAACAGTTGCATTAAGACAATTGTTAGATGCAGGAACTTTAGCAAACTTACCAGCTGGTTTTAAAACTAGAGGTGTAAGAATGCGAGACGATGCACAGCCATTACAACCTGGAGAATTTAGAGATGTAGATGTTCCTGGTGGAAATATTAAAGATCAGTTTATGCAATTACCATTTAAAGGTCCTGATCAAACTTTATTACAATTAATGGGCGTGGTGGTATCGGGTGCACAAAGATTTGCAAGTATTGCTGATGCACAAGTTGGTGATATGAACCAACAAGCTGCAGTTGGAACTACAGTTGCATTATTAGAACGTGGCTCTAGAGTTATGTCTGCAATTCACAAAAGACTATACGTTGGTCTTAAAACAGAATTTAAATTATTAGCTTCAGTATTTAAAACTTATTTACCACCGGTTTATCCTTATGATGTACCAGGTGCAAGACGTGAGATTAAAGTACAAGATTTTGATGATAGAATAGATATTTTACCTGTTGCAGATCCAAACATTTATTCTCAAACACAAAGAATTTCTATGGCGCAAATGCAATTACAATTAGCGCAGTCAAATCCTAAAATGCATAATTTATATCAAGCTTATAGATCTATGTATGAAGCAGTTGGAGTAAAAAATATTAATGCATTACTACCTCCGCCTCAACCACCACAACCAATGGACCCGAGTCTAGAACATATTTTGGCTATTAGCGGTAAACCTTTTCAAGCATACCCAGGCCAAGACCATAAAGCACACATTGATGCTCATTTAAGTTTCATGTCAATCTCTATGGTACAAAATAATCCAATGGCAATGATGTCATTGCAAAAAAATATACTAGAACACATAAGTTTAATGGCACAAGAACAAATTCAATTAGAATATGTTGAAGAATTAAAAGAATTACAAATGATTCAACAACAAATGGCACCAATGATGCAAAATCCTATGATGATGCAACAAAATCCACAAGCAATGCAGATGCAACAACGTGTTCAACAGCTAACATCTATGATGGAAGCTAGAAAAGCAGTGTTAATTGCAGAGATGACTAAAGATTATGCTAAAGAAGAAGATAAAATTAGCAGTGAAGTAGGTGGTGATCCATTACTTAAACTAAAATCTAGAGAATTAGACCTCAAAGCTAGAGCTGATCAAGACAAAAATGCAAATAATGAAGCAAGACTTGATTTAGATACTATGAGAGCTATGATGAACGACCAACAACACGATGAAAAGCTAG